ACCGAATGAAGCGGGACAGGCTCAAGACGGTGTTTCAGAACGGGAAATTTGATACCTTGTTTCTTGAGGAAAAGCTAGGGGTCAAGTTGCCTATCAGTGAGGACATCATGCTTATGGGTACAGCCTATGACCTAGCCGCTGAACACGGCCTAAAGAAAATGGCGGTGAAGTATCTAGGGGTGGAGGACTGGGATATACCCAAGAAGGAGAAGCTGAATGGGCAATCTCACTCTATCCGTCATTACTTACGCTGTGACGTGCAGTACACGTGGGAGCTGTTTCAGTATTTCATGGGGGAACTCAATGATACCCAGATGAAGCTGTATAGGAAACTCCTGAGACCTGCCTATTTGATGTATAGGGACGTTGAACGGAACGGGGCATACCTTGACCTTGACCTGTTGAAACAGGCTCAGGACAAGTACAAGGACCTGGAAACAGGGTATGGGGACAAGCTCAAAGCGAAGTACCCTATCAACTGGAACAGTTCGGCCCAGGTTGCAGACGTACTCTTTGAGAAAGAGGGTCTACCCATTTTGAAGCGGTCCCCTAAGACGGGAAATCCCTCAGCCGATGCCTCCACCCTGAAAAAACTAGCCGCCCAAGGGAATGAACTACCACAGCTCATTCTCGATTACAAAGCGGCAAACACCCTCAATAAGATGTTTCTCAACAGGTGGGACGGGGACCTGGGACCGGATAAACGGATTCACCCAAGTTTCAATCTGACTAATGTAGTATCGGGAAGAACGTCATGTAGCAACCCCAATTTCCAACAGATACCCCGGACAAAGGACGTTAGGGGTATATTCCGGGCACCCCCTGGAAAGTGCTTCTTTGAGGCTGACTACTCACAGCTCGAATTGCGGATAGCCGCCGATTATGCAAATGAGCCTACCATGTTGGAGATTTACCGCAACGGCGGTGACATACACACAACAACTGCAAAGCTAATGACCAATGGAAGAGAGCCTACCAAAGAAGAACGTGGTAAGGCCAAGGCGGTAAACTTTGGATTCTTATATGGTATGCTTGCTAAAAAGTTCGTTGATTATGCCTATGATTCTTATGGGGTAGTATTTACTTTAGCTGAGGCTAGAGAGTTTCGGGAGAAATTTTTCGCTAAGTATGCCCGTCTCCTTCCCTGGCACCATGAACAAGAGATACTTTGTGAGGCTCAGGGAGGGGTCTACAACAAATTTGGACGGTTCCGCAAGCTCCCCCTCATTTACTCGGAAAACAAGTGGGAGAGGGCTAGTGCCGTCCGTAGGGCCATCAATTCCCCGGTCCAGGGTACAGGGTCTGACCTACTCATTTCCGCCGCCACCCAAGTACACAAGGAACTGAAAGGGGAAGGTCTTAAAATCGTGGGCACAGTCCATGACTCCATCCTAGGTGAATTTCCGGAAGAGTGCAAAGATTGGATTGTCCCAGAGATTAGAAGAATCATGCTTCACCCTGAGAACATGGACCGTTTCGGGGTAGAGCTGAAAGTACCCCTTGACTGTGACATAGGGGTGGGTCCCTGGGGAACTCACTAAATTTGAAAAAGTTTCAGAAAGTGCTTGACAGGCTTTACCAGTAGTGGTAAAATAGCTTTGACAGTAAGGAAAAGAAATGGAAATTTGGAGGGAAAATGGTGATAAAAGCAAGAAAAGGTGATGCAGTAGTCCTCCACCTGCATACAGGCGTTCCAATCGGACTAAAGGAGATCTTAGGACAAACAGAGGATGCCGTGTTCATCTGGATAAAGCGAAAAGGTGAGGTCCTTTTCGATAAGGAGACCGGGAGACAGATTGACCCCCTCCCCAAGAATCCCCGTTTTGCTAACTACATTACGGAGGATGATGGGTCCTATCAGCCCAAGGGTGAGCGTGTTGCCAAAGGGGTCGAAATGCTGAAAAAGAAGAGACCCAAGAAGCGGAAACCTAAACCCCCGGAAGAACCTTTCTATGAAGAAGATTATGAAGAGGAAGAGATTCCTTGATTAGGGGCTTTGCCCCTGTAATGTGGCTGACCTGTAACCGCCAAAATCACCACCACGATGAACAGCCCAGGTCAACGGTGGCAAGCCCGTGAAAACACAGAGCCAAAGGTTGATTCCCCTTTCTGTTGATTCTCTCTTGTGTACAGTCACCACCTTTTCTTTTACCTCCAATTGTGTGTCAGGAATCAACCAATGGGGACTACGGTCCCCCATATAGGGATGTAGTGAAACGGTATCACATAGGACTTTGACTCCTACTGAATTGGTTCAACTCCAATCATCCCTGCCAACAAACCTGTATATTCATAGTTTGTGAGTCATGCGCTAGAATAGCAACAGGTCACCTCCTTCCCTGTAAAGGGTCAGGGTTAAAATCCCCCCTGCATGACTCTACCCGGACCTTTAGACTAATCGGTTAGGTCTCCCGGCTCATAACCGGGTATGTGTAGGTTCAAACCCTACAAGGTCCACCAAAGATAGGAATGGCTATAAAGCCTGCCAGAGATGCTTTAGGGCCTCTGCCAGTTGCCCCCTGTCTTACCAGGTGTTTAGGTAGCTCCTAGACTGATTTGAGACCGCTGGGTATGGCTCAAAAAGAATGATAAGGGCAGGTTAGTTAATCTGCAAAACCCACAAATAAGGGTGTAGCTCAATGGTAGAGCAACGGTCTCCAAAACCGTAGGTTGTAAGGTCAATACTTACCACTCTTGCCACGGGTCAGTAATGCGGCTCGTACAGTGGAACTCCTTTCTTTATATCGGGCAACCTGTAAAAGCCTGAGCATAGGTCTATGTCTCCAGTGTAATTCTGGTTGGGTATATACACCCCTATAGCTCAAATGGTTAGAGACAAGTAATGCTGGTTCAAGTCCAGCTAGGGGTTACATATGCTGGTATGACGGAACTGGTAGACGTGCAAGATTTAGGTTCTTGTGCCCTATGGTGTGCAGGTTCAAATCCTGTTACCAGCACCACCCGAAAGGGATTCACACATAAGGAGGAAGCCCAATGAATATCAGTTATTCTAGGGTAGCTTCTTACCTACGGTGCCCATACTCCCACTACTTGGGGTATGAGATTGGGGTAAAACCCAAGAAACCGTCCAGGCCCTTGTATTTCGGTTCTGACTTCCATAAACTTTTAGAATATCGGAAGGACCCTGTGAAGATTGAGGGGATAAAGAACGAAATAATGGAAGCCTACTATGAGAAGCTGACCCCGCAACAACAAACAGACCTTGGAGAGGACTACCTTAGCACCTTGTTTAACATCTTTGATGACTATCGTGAGGTGTACAAGGATGCCCCGCAACCCAGTGTTACAGAACATGAGTTCAACCTTGACCTGTTCACCCTGAACGGTGAGCCGTACACTTTCAAGGGTGTGATTGATGAGCTGTACAAGCGCAAGAGCCGGACCACAGGCGAGAAGTTCTTAAAGGTGGGAGAACACAAAACATTCTCCCGGAAACCCGATAACAATAGCCTTGTTATGAATACCCAGAAGAACCTCTATGCTAAAGCGGCCCAAATTTTATTTGGTATTTTACCACGTTCGGTAATATGGGACTACATTTCGAGCAAACCCGCCCATGAACCCGTATGGTTGGAGAAATCGGGCAGACTATCCACAGCTAGACCCGAAACAGTGACCCCTTACTCCTACCTGAGAGCGTGCAGGGCGAACGGTATCACAGACCCTGTGGAGCTTGCCAAAGCTGACAGTTTCAAGGGTAACGTTCCCACTTATTTTTTCCGGGTTGAGCAAGACTATGACCCGGTAACAGTAGAGGCAATCTGGAAAGGGTTTGTTTACCAGGCCCACCTGATTGCAGAGCATGGCAAGGACAACAAAACCAAAAACCTGACCCGTGATTGTTCTTGGTGTCAGTACAAAGACCTGTGCTACACTGAGTTAGCTGGTGGAAACCTCGGATACCTCATTGACAGAGACTTTGAGGTGAAGGGGCGAAATGACATTCAAACAAAGGAAAGAAAAGCCTGTGAGCCTATCTTCCAACAGTTTGAGGTCCCATTTTAAGGGGGTGAAACTATGGGGTATCTTGATAGCGTGGTTCCCATTGAGGACCTAGGACAAAGAAAGTTGGTGGTCCTTTGGGGCAAGTCCAACACAGGCAAGACCCTGCTAGGGTCTACCTGGCCCAAGCCTATGCTGTATGCCCAAATCGGGGATGACGGGTCCAATACCATCCGGGACGTGAAGGGTGTTAAAGGGACCCGGATAGAGGACCTAAAAACGGCAAAAGGTCTCTTGGAAGAGCTTATTTCCAAGAAGGGAGCCGGGTATAGTACCGTGTTTCTGGACACGTTTTCCATGCTGACTAACACATGGATTGATGAAAACGTCGTGAAGAAAAAGAAGAAGATGACACAGCAGATGTGGGGAGACCTAAAGACAGACACGGAAGAAATCATCCGGCTTGCCTGGAAGCTGTCGCTTCACACATGGGTAATCTTGTCCTGTCACGAAGCAATGGACACTGTGGAGGGCATGGAGGATGAGATTTTACCAGATGCAAGACCTAACACCACAAGAGGCGCACGGACCTACTTGGAGGGTATGGCTAACTATGGATTTCACACTACACGGCTAAAGAAAACCGTTATTAAAGACGGGGTAGAGAAAGACCTGGTGAAGTACGCCGCCCATATCGGCCCAAACCCCTACTACTGGACCAAACTACAAACGCCTAAAGGTACTAAGGTCCCAAGCGT